ACACGAAATTGCACATAGATTATATAATCTGGGACATCTTTCTGATACAGAGCATAGAAAACTAATAAGATCATTTCCATCAAAATCAGCAAATCCCAATTCAAAAGGATTTGCTGATAATATGCAAGTCCTAGCAACACATCTAAAAAGTAAAAATATAGATCATCTAAAATATAAAAATGATTTTGAAGATATAGGGTCTACTTCTATAATCGTTGTTGATCCTAAAGAAACTGTAAGAACAGTGTTTCAGAATAAACAAGGAATGCTGAATAAAAGTCGTGGTGCAAAATCACTAATGAAAAAATAAGACGTTTATTAGAATATGCATTACCACTTATCTCCTATGATTTCTCTGATAGAATCAACATCTGTCTGTGATCCACACTTCTTTAGAATGTTGACAATCATCAAATCTCTGAGTTTAGAATGATCGTTCCATGAAGCAAAACAAGCAACACGTAACCAAGGATGTAACTTTGGTGCTATGTTCACGGCAAAATGCTTCTTATCATAACCAGATGCTTCATTCAAAGCATTATGACACAACATAACATTTCTGTCAATGTTGTTTAATAGATTCTCTTTGTATGCATTGATTCTATCAACATCTGATTCTGGAAGATTTGGTAGAATATCATCCACCTTCTCTTCCAGAATCATCTTAATTACATTCTTTTCAAATAGCAAGTTCTCCTTTGCCTTATGAATAGCAACATACCATTCGGATTTGATCTTGATCATATGACCATTATCAAATCTAACAACAACACCTTCAATATCAGTCATAGATTTAATCTGATCTAAAGGATTTCTGACAGGCTGAACAACAGGAATATCATAATGTCCTGCCGTCATATTCATTGCTTCAACTGAAAGATATCTGCCAGTGTTGTTCTCACGGATTGCCAATAGAACCAAATCTTCATACTTATAATCCAAAACAATCCTGTTGTGTGGAGCAATATATTCAAAAATAGGAGTGCTATTCCTGTCAATACACATAACAGCAAAAGCATTATACCTAGGATGTTGTGATACATATTCTTCACAAAGTTTAGACACATCTGTAATACCCATCTTAGTACCCCACCGAATACCAGAAGGTAGTGGTATAGGACGAAGCATAGAACCATCAAGTTTATTAAGAACATGATGAGGTACCGACCAATCAACATTTCTCGTTTCTTCCTTTTCGTTTAGATTAAAAAACTTGTGGAACGGACGAGAAATCACATCACCAGAAGGTGAAAAGATCAGACCACGAAGTTCCCGTCTGATTGGATCATCAAACGAATCTTCATGTGAAACATGATAGTTGAATACAATATAATCCCCCTTATTTGTTTCTGCAAACTCAGGACGATTTTCTATTGCTGCTCTTGCTTGTCTGATATTAGTGATTAGTGGAAACATTTTTAAACTTCCCATCAACGATATCTTCAATTGCCACTGGTGTATAATTCGTATGCTCTACACACACATTAACATAGTTATCTAGTCCTGTCAAGTTCTGATGTAGATGACCATGAATCAAGATTGCTTGACGGGTTGATCTATAATCATATGCAGAATGGTGCAATGGATAGTGACATAGAATCACAGGTCTGTTGAACATATCAGTACCAAACTCTCTCCATGAAAAAATCTTCTGGAAGTAAGGATAATATAACTTGGGCTCATAATCATGATTACCAAGAATCAATCTCTTTCTTCCATTCAATCTGGAAGCAAACTTCTCAATATTTTTGCTAGATGTAAACGAAAAATCACCAAGATGATAAACAACATCTTCTGGCCTAACTGTGTTGTTCCAATTCTGAATGATTGTCTCATTCATATGTTCAACAGAATCAAATCCAGGACGAAGCATTGTCGTCTGGTCTGCATGAGTAAATTTTAGAATATTGGAATGGTTGAAGTGAGTATCACTTATAACAAATATGTTTCGCATTATATCACCGGGATTTGAAGTTTTCATCTAAGTTAGGATTACGTTTTTCTTCTATCAAAACATCGTCACAAAGAATCTGATATGATATCCACCATATAGACTGGGGTAGCATGTTCGTCAATATCCATTTGTGCGTTTCATCCAAACTGGTGAAATCTGAAGTTCTCGTAATGATTATTGGGTAATGATTGGGATCAAATCCCATGAAAAGTTTGTATTTGAGTTTGTGTGTCATGGTGTGAATAACAAAAAGGGCAGGAACCGAAGTTCCCACCCTGATTGAGTTATGCTGCTTCAGCCATTTCGTTCTTCTCACCAGTATTCTGCTTTACAGCATCAACGGTGTTCTGAGGCATATCAGCAGCCATATAACTATCATATCCAAGTTGGGTAATGGTAAGAGTTGCGTCTTCACCAGTTCCTGCCTTAGTTGCTAGACCCTTCTTCACGAGTGAAGATGTAGAACCAGCAAACGACCGCTTCTTTTCAAACAGGTTGCAAGAATGCGACCAAACAGGATTACCAACCGGATGCTTACCATCGTGGAATTGGCTAGAGATAATACCACGAAGAGCAAGCTTTTCATTAGCAGTAAGAGTGATAGTCATTTTAGTTCCCTTTCTCATCATTATGTTCATACTATAACACGGGTTTCAGTTCAAGTCAAGCACTTTTTTGAGGGGTGGGTATGCTGGATTGCATACCTTGGAGTTTCCTCAACAACAGTTGCATATGCTCCAGTTCACTTTCCAATCTATTAGTACGGTCAGCAAGTGAAATATATGATTGCATCATATATCCAAGAGCATAATGAACTGACTTTTCTTTCTCCATAATTTTAACTACTCGGTCAACCAAATCAGAGAATTCAGAGTAAGAGCACTTTTCCATTGTCATCCTCATTCCAAGTTGAAACATCGGATCATTGAAGGCCAATTTCTGTCCCTCCTTGATTGTGAACCTATATTAGCACAAGCCTTCTTATCTGTCAAGCATCTTTTTTGTATAAATATATGTATGATTATACTAAAAAAGACCAGTCTAATTACATTAGACATATTCTATTATATTCCAGATTACCCAATGCTTGTCAACGAGTTTGTTTGGCAAACAGAAGACATTGTTCCTGATATTCCACGAGTACATAAGTTTCTGAAGTTCTGGAAAGAAAACAATCTAGCAGTCATAAATCAAATTCTGATATCATATTCAAATTCTTCAAACATGAATATAACAGACTTTTATAAAAAAATCGGGGGAATTTCTCCCCCCGATCTCAATGATAAGTAATCCACTCTCCTCCCATCAGAACCTTTATGATTCGGTCAGTAGGTGATTTGATTGCACAGACACAATCATATTGTTCTGCTGCCGTTACTGCAGCAGTAAGTGTTTCAAAGAACACAAACTCTGCATCGGCATCCATTGGGACAAGAGTGAACATTATCGCACCTCAATCTTGTACTTGATGTTCTGCGAAAGAAGCTCATCAATCACAGACTGAAGTTTAGAAGCAGCCCCACGAATTTGTGCTACTGCCTTAGACTTATTTGAGTCAAAGATAGTGATAGTGATCATCAGTCCCTCCATAAGTTAGGTAATGTATTATTACCCAGAAACCATATACTATGCGAAGATGCGATTCTTGTCAAGTGAAGGTGCTAGATATGCGGCATTTCGTATCAGTCTAATGTCCTCCGGTTGGTTACAAAACTCATCCAAAGAATTGAAAACCTGAAGTTCTCGTGCGTTATCTCGGACCAGTCTTGACGAATTGGTCAGGCGATTGCGAATAAAGTTCCAACATTCTCTTTCAACAGAAGAACGAAAGAGAACATGAACAGTAAAGCAGTCGTCTGCTTCAATGTGAACTACCTTGAACATTTGCTACCCCATTAAGTCTATTAGGTTTCCCTTAGAGTCAACTGCTTTCACTCTCTTACCAGGATATCCGGATTTAACAATCTTCATCTGTTGAAGAATGTACCGGTCTCCTAAGTTTTCAATCAGACGAATTGGCATCCAATTTCCACCGATGTCTTGTACCATAAGAGTGATGCTGTTCATTTTGATTTCCTATTTATATAAAAGAAGGATGGCAAATTAATGCCATCCAGTTACAGGGGAGTAAGACTCAATGTGCTCAACAATCCCGTCCGTGATATAAGCAAGAGAACATTCAAAACCTGCTTTCTCTGCCTTTTCAATTGCCATAGCAATATCCATACCACGGTAAACAGGAGTGCCAAAGTTGATCAGTGTAACAAGATAAGTCATCTCGTGTCTCCTTTTCAAGGATGAACATACTATAGCACAGGGTAAGATGGATGTCAAGTGGGTAAATTGCTTTTACCAATCAACCTTATACCCATCTTTTTCAGGATATTGTTTGCGCCAATAAAACGCAGCATCCATCATAGCGTGACCACTCATTTTTGTATATTCCACGGTCTTTACTACATTACCATCTTTGGTAATAGTAAGGGTGTATGTACCCCAAGGTCTGGTCATTTCGTTCCCTTTCTTTAGCATGACTATAATATAGCATATATCATAGATGTTGTCAAGCAGGATTTGATCAGGATACGGAATCTGAAGTTGCCGAATGTTTCATATAAAAAGAAACCCCCAGGTTTCCCCAGGGGTTTCTTGATCAAGCAGCTTCCGCAAAGTCCACTGCTTTCTCCAAGGCCAGAATCTTCTTTTGACGATTCGGACCATACCACGCAGAAGTCAATCGGGTATCTTGAGACTGACCCAAAAGATGATCAATCGCAAAGGTAGCAGAATTGTATGCCTGCCACCAAGTACCACGACCGAAGTCTGCACCGGGCTGTGTATCAAGTGCATCATAAGCAGTCTGTCCAGGACGAGACAACTTATCAGCATCTTCCTTCTTTGAAGCAGAAGGAAACACAGTCTGATAGTATTCCTTTAGAGAATCTACGCTGAACTTCTTCCGAGAAAGAAACTCAGCCATCTCTTTATAGGAACCCATGTTGCCCTTGGCAATACCAAGCGTCTGCTTCACAAGATCAGCGTCAAACTTGCGACGATGATTCAGACGAACAACCATATCCTTCTTTTGCCCGAGAGCAAGAGTCAGAGTATTGTTGCACACAACACGGATGGCAGTGAACCGAACGTCGACGCACTTGCCATACTCGTGAGGATTAGAAAAGAGTAGATAGGAATCTACCTGATCGTCCCCAAGGATTGAGAATGAGTCCTTAACCTTCGCCAAGGCCCAAACCATGTTACCCTGCTTGAGTGAACCAGCAGTGTTCATTTCCATATCACCTTCAGCAACGAATTCGGTGAAGAATTCAAATGCCTCAGTGTTCTGGACAGGCTCCCAATCAGAAGAGATATGAGTGAGAATACGATTGTCCGTAGAACGAACAAGCACATCCTTACCAGTATAAATCTTCTCTTCACCCAACTGGATGAACTGCGGATGCCGATTAACCGTCCAATCAAGTCCGGCCTTCTCTAGCATCTGCATGGGAGTGAGATCGTTATGAACAGGAACACCAAGGCCATGCCAAGGAGTCTGATACTGTTCAAGGTTAGACCCTTGCGAGTGAGCGTAGGCCATCGTCTCGATTTCATGCGACATAGGTTATCTCCCGTCGTTTTGATAAATGCACTTTACATCAAGTCACACAAGATGTCAAGCACAAAATCCACACCAGCTAAATAAAGCCTTTTTTACTCTGTTCACGGCAATAAATTGTATAACAACAAATAGTGCCGGTGTGGATGTTGTGCTTGACTTTCTCAAGTGTCCTGTATGATAGCAGGTCTTTTGAGAGAAGTCAAGCGAGAAATTAATGATCAGAGAATCCGAAGTTCTCACGTTCCTCGTCTGTCATTAACTCCTCACAGATGGCGAACAAATCACCATCCTGGTAAAGGTACCACTCGTTACCGTTCTTGTCAACATGCTTTGCAGTTGTATGAACAGAGTCCCAAGTTTCCCAATACCATTCATTGTCAGGACCATCAAGTAGGACTTGCATATCATCAGGATGAATACCGTCCCACTCTGCAGAACAATACTCCGCAAAGAATTGCGGGATGTATTGCCCACGATGGTCACCAACAAGAATTTCAATACCAGACATTACAACCTCCGTTGGGCAACTTATGTTGCCGTTTCGATTGTCCTGAAGGATAACACAACTAATTATTGCTGTCAAGCCCTGTTAGTTGCTATCGTTATCCTTGGTAATGACCGTAATCATACCATTACGAATAACACCCGTGAAGGTAATATTCGCATCAGGATTATCCTGTAGAATTTCAAGCCCCTCTTGAATTAGCATGAAAGCTTCATCAAGATTCTTGCTCTCAAATCCAGGCAGAATTTCTGAAGGCATTTGCTCTCTCCGTTATTGATTCAAACACTATACCAAACCTTTTCGTAAGAGTCAATCACTTTTTTGGGCAACTTCTGTTGCCGTGTAGACCAGATATGCAGTTAGTGCATGACTCCTACGAAAAGATGGGGATGCAACTCCCCATCAATATACTACGCAGATTGACCTTTCATCCAATACCGTCGCCGGGATTGGTCATGCATCACAGGATCGTGTTGCTCGGTAAACTCAATTCCAATAGATTTACCATTAGTGGAATTTGCCATATCATCAGAAGTGAGATATGCATATCCATTATACTGGTCTGCTCTATGTAGAATAGAGTCTATAAAGTCAGCAATAACCAATCGTTCTCTCGTCTTCTCGTCTTCCGAGTTTTTGAGATAGTTATTGGCCATTGTGACAAGGGTAGCAACTTCAAGTGTCTTACGAGGCATGTGGCATCTCCTTTGATTTTTCCACTATAGCAAACTTCAAACTGGAAGTCAAGCAGAAAAAAATCCCTGATTTCTCAGGGACTTAGAACACCTTATTTTCCTCATGCAGATGTTTGATATATCGCATGTACAATCCATGCTCTCTGCCCCAGGCTTCTATCTCCCAAGGCAAATCAAAATAGTCTGTATCCGCATGGTCAATGTACTCATCTTTCCATTTCTGAAGAGTTCCATGTACTTCTGACTTCAGTTCGCCTAAAGCAAACTGTTTTACATGCACGAGTTCGTGTGCCAACGTAGACAGTTGGCTTTTACGAGACAAATAAGGATTGATAGTGACAATAAAGTCACGTGGACGTTTATTGCCAGCAATATCCTCTGTTTGTCCATTGAGGCCCTTTACTTTACGTAAAGCAATCTCAATGCTGAGATTTTTCTTAAGTTTTTTGGACACCAATCTGGACATAATCCAGTTGGTTGCATATTCATACTCAGCCAATGAAACTCGCACAGGGTTGCCTGTAAATGTAAGTTCCATGTGACTTCTCCTTTCACTATTATGTCCTACTATACCACATCTCTACATAGATGTCAATATCTGTCATCATATAAATGCATAACAAATATGCATTTAATATCCTAAAGTTTCGCATTCAATAATGAATTCTTTTACAAAACCAGAACGACAAATATCATTTTTAGTCATTTGAATAAACTCAAATGTATTCATATTTCTACAGACATTAATTAGTTTTAACAAATCTCTTTTACCATCTTTTTCTGAAAGATCGGATTGTTTTGTATCACCTGATATAATAACTCTACAATTTTCACCAATACGAGTTAGAACTGTAGATATTTCTCCCCAATTCATATTTTGAACTTCATCAACAATAACAATAGCATTTCTAATTGTTATTCCACGAATGAAGGATGTAGATATGAATTCAATTTGATTTTTCTGTTTGAGAATATCATATGCATCACCTCTATTGAATAGTTCGGTGCATATTAATTGATATGGGGATTCGTAGACTTTGATTTTCTCTTTTTGAGAACCAGGAAGAAATCCGATGTCTCTGGATGGAACAACAGAACGAACAATAATGACTTTATCTTGTTCCTCATGATGAAGAACTTCTTTTAATGCAAGATATAAACCAACGAATGTTTTACCTGTTCCTGCTGTTCCATGAAACATCAGATTTTTGTTTTTTCTAAATGAATCAAATGCTTTTCTTTGATTCATTGTTTTGGGAGATATGTCCTGTAAGTTCATCACATTATTAACTGTGATGCCTTGTGCTCTAAGTAGTCTACGTTCTTTTTTGGTTAGTTTCTTATCTTGCATTAGACTCCCTTACCAAGTGTTGATTGTTGATCTCCGATGCTTCTTTTTCACTTCTTTCAAAACATCACGGAATCCACTATCAGGTTTCTTGGTAAGTGTAGAATACCCTATACTGGGAGCACCATTTACAAGTTGTTCCATATTTGGATTTTCTTGTAAAAACTTATCTCTATCAGAGATGGACATAAAAATATCCATCTCCTCATTAGTTTCTTTATTTAAGAACTTATATGAAGGCATATCAGTAATCTTCTGATTGTTCTGATAGTGCCCTTACATCTTTGGTCTTAAGCGCAGATTTCAGCCTCTTTTGCTTTCTGCGATCAATATCTTGCTTGCGACGATTCTTATTTGTAGAATCATCTTCTTCATAGTCATACCATTTATGATTACGAGATTTGCTCATAGTAAGTCCTTAAATGCCTCCTTAATTAGGTTTCTGTCTAGTCCTTTGTACGGTAGTTTTTTATCCTTTACATTAATTATCAGTTCCGCATCTTTAGGATCAATGCTTTCCAATAATTGAATGAAAAGTTGTTCTCTTCTCAATTGCTTCAGGTTTGGATTTCCTCCTTCAACAAATAAGTAGAGTTTTCTTGCTTCATGATACAGCATACCATGTCCTTCGTTGGTAGGCATAGGTTTATAAGGTGCTGAACCTTTTGGCAACAAGAATTTGATGTTATCATCCCAAGCATACTTAATAACTGTCCTAAGAGCAGGAGAATCATTTGCTTTTAACCAAGCAACCTTTTCTTTCCTGGTCTTAAACTCTTGGGATTTTTCTAATATCTCTGCTATAGATAGTCTCATTGTTTCCTCTTTAATCAAAAATCATTTATATGTTCCATTAAGTTCTTCATCTTGTTTTTCACAAAATAATTAAACAACTTGCTTCTATCCTTATTGTTCTCTTTGTTTAGTTCAATCACAATTTGTTGTTCAATGTGATCTGGGATTTGTGTTAGATCAATAAGCATTCTATTTCTAACAAAATTCCTATACAGAGAATGTTGTGGATTATTTGCGATGTTGGAGTAAGATTCCAGCATCTTGGATGTGATTCTGTTTTGTCTTTGACCAATCACAAAACAGTTATCAGGTGAAGCAATATTAGGAACACCATCGTTTGAGTCTCCACGAATGATATGTTCAAACAGATATGCTTTTGGATCATCTGTTTTTACCATAATCATCTTCACTGGATCATATTGTTTGACATGTGGATTTGTTTGCAATTGTAAATAATCTTTGTCTGTGCTAATGATAAGTATTGGTTTACTAGTATATTTACACGCCACTGCGATTATATCATCCGCCTCGGCAGTGTCAATACGAATATATTTATATGGAAATACTTCTTGAAGATCCTTCTTCAGTTCATCCAAACATTCAAAGATCTTATTCCAGTTTAGCTCAGATTTCTCCCGTGCTTTCTTACGAGATGCCTTATAGTATGGAAACTGTTGCTTCCTCCAGTAATTGAAGGAATCAACAGCAAACACCATCTCACCATATTCTTCTCGGAACTTAGCATTCAAAGAACGAATAGAGTTAAGAGCAATATGCCGAAACAAATCAACATTGATTTCTGATGTCTTATTCAAGTCTTTAAGAACAGCAGAAAACAATACGTTGTTTAGATCAAGGATTATCATGGGTCTCTTCTTTGTGTTCAATTTTTTCTTTGAAAATAGGAGCAACAAAAACAATCCTATCCTCATTTACTTGCTCAAAACAAACATTGGCAAACGCATGGAATGGATGTTCTATATCATAATACTTACACATTAGTGCCTTTAGAGATTCCATACAAAAGCATAGTTCTTTAACAGTCTTATCATCGCCTGATACAAGAAATCCTGCAGATGCAATTTGTTCCAAAAGCATATTGGCAAGAATTTCTGAGATTTCTTCAATTTGTTCTTCCTTTTGTGAAAGAATGTTCTCCTTCACTTCTTCAAGTGTAGGAGGATCAGAATTAGACTTTTTTGAGAGAGGAAAGTGAATGATATTATCTGACATTGTTTATCCTATGTTAGAGTAGATTGACAAACATAGCAAAGATTGTAGTGATTGTCAATAAGATTCTATTGTGCTTCCTTTATTATAAAAAGAGAAGTCATATACTTTACATTCTGGTGTTTTTGTCAGCGCATAACGAACATTTTCCTGTTTGTCTAAAGGAACATAGAAAAGAAAAAAACCTCCTCCACCTGCTCCTAATAATTTACCACCAAGAGCACCAGCATTAATAACATTTGAATAAACAGTATCAAAATAATCTTGGGTGATTTCTTTCACAACAGATTTCTTATCCATCCACGCATCGTGTAATAACGAACCAAATGAATCAAAGTCTTGGTTCTGTAATAACTTATATGCTGTGTACGCTTTGTCTCTACTTGCTTTTACTAAAGCAAACTTTGCCGGATCAATCATCGCATCTTTTTGCTTTTGTAGAATTTGATTTGCTGATCTTCCTTTTCCAGAATAAACAAGCATTAACTTATTTTCAAGTCCTGTAATTGTATCAATTTCAATGCCTGATACTTTCACATAACCAAAATCATAAAACTCAAACAGATTACAACCACCATAAGCAGCAGCATACTGATCTTGCTTTCCAACAGGAAACATAGACATCTCAATATTACAAGCATATTCTGCTAGAGTTTCTGGTCTTAGTTGCCATTCGTTTTTACCAGTTTCTTCTATTTTTTTCATAGAAGATATTGCTCTAATAAGACCAACAGTAAATGCAGATGATGATCCTAATCCAGAACCACGAGATAAAATATCTGAAATAGAACCAATAGTAATGTTTTCTTTGATATTATAAAGTCGTAATACTTCTTTTGTCAGACCTTCCTGCATTTCTTTGATATCTGTTACGTGTTCAATAGAATCATACATTGTCTTAATACCAATATTTGGTGTTCTATGAGCACAAATGTAGATGTGTTTGTTGATAGTCACAGATAATGCTGCCCCTTGTTCTTTTTTATAAAAAGCAGGGAGGTCAGACCCCCCTGAAAAGAAACTCAGTCTAAGTGGTGTTTTTGAGATTATCATTTTCAAACCTTATAATGAAATACTGGTTCTGGTTTACCTCTTGAATCAACCGTAGGATATTGCTCCAGCAGATTGTTCAGCATCAATTCC